GGATTTGAGCCTGTTTCTACTGGAACAATAACAGCAACGCCTTTATCAAATAAAGTCATTACTAAATCTTGTCTAAAGGCTCTTGGTGACTGATCTATATTTGGTTCGAGCGTTAAACATTCGTTTAAGGAACTTTCTTTATCTTTTGAGTATCTACCGACTTTATCGACAACCACATGCTTATATTTTACACTTGCGACATCAATAGCTATGCGAGTATATATGGCTGTAATGATTGATCTATCGTTATAAAATAAATGCCTAGTTCTATCTGGACGATACGTACTAGTTGGACCTATGTTATAATCGAAACTCTCCTGTTCATAATTTTGAAAGGCATTCCATGCTTTTTTAAATTTATCTAAAATGGCCAAGTATCATCACCTCCTAATTTTTAATTTATGTTATCTTATGCTTTATAGTTCAAATCAGTAACTCTAACATTAGATCCAAACTTTAATATAGCGGTTCGTACTTTAGCTTCTCCAGCATTAGATTTTTTTTGAAATGCTGCGCCTTTATCTACTTTTCTTTGTGCGGCTTTTTTTAGACTCCCTTTAGCCCGAGCAAGGGCGATTGGTGATATACCAGATGCAAATCTTAGTTTATCAAGTTTACCTGATTTTCCGCTTGCCACTCTTTTATTTAAATCTATATTTTTTTGAAGTCTAACGGTGGTACCGCTTACACGTTGTCCACTTTTATTTTTATAACCACTAAGAATTCCGGCTTTACTAAATCCAGCAGTAGTAACATTTTTCTTTTGACCCCATTTCATACCTTTAACACCTGCGTGTTCTAAATATGATTCTAAACTACTAAAGTTGTTCATTTTTTTTCCTATTCAGCTCTGTGTTGCGTTATATATAGTTGAGGCAAGAGTTGCCGCAGCAGTTCCTAAGAACAGAGCAGCTACAGCTTTTTCTCCTCGCGTTGACTTATTTGCTAGTTTGTAGTCTGTATCGTTTGCAAGTTCTTTGTATTTTTTTTCAGCTGCTTTTTTATAATAGTCAAATTCTTTTTTATTTTTTGCAACTACAGCACTATCTTCTAAAAGTTGAGCCTCACGAGCTTTAATTAAAGTATTCATTCGCGCTTGCTGAATCGCCTTAGTTTTTGCTCTACCTTTAAGTTTTGGTTCTGCTTTTGGTTCCGAGGAAGAGTTAGAGGCGCTTTTTTTACCCCATCGCATTCCCTTTTTACCAAAGTGTTCAAGATAATTATCTACGTTATCAAAATTGTGCATTTCAGTCTCCTATTCGAATGCTTCTTTATGCGATTTGTATGCTACGTAAGCGTCTAACAATGCGGAAACATTGTCGATTTTTTCTTCGCTTCTTTTTTTCAAAAGTTTTCTGTTACCATTAGTATCTTCTAATGTTACAGCGTTACCCATAGCAAATGACATTAACTCTTGGTCAAATATTAGTTTTCGTTCCTCAGATAGAATTTTTAACTCTCCTAATGGAACTGATTCTGTTTTTGCACCTTGAATAACTTTTTGAATACCATACGGGCCGTTTTCAGATTCCCATCTAGTTATAAATTCTTTTGCGTTGTACGGGTCAAATCCTATACATCTAACATCATAATTATTAGCCATAATTAATTGATCTAAGTCGTCATATACTTCCATCATATCCAAAACTGTTCCTTCTAAAACATGAAGACTTCCTTCGCTTATGAATTGTTCATATTTGTGGCGCATTGCCCCTGGAAGTTTCATAAGAGTTAAAGACGTAATATAGCTAACGGTTTTAATTCCAAAAGAATAATTCGAAAACGGGAATAAAAATGTGAATGCACAGAAGTCATCGCCTTGTGAAAGGTCGACGCCTAGAGAGCAAGGCATTTGCCAAAAGTCTCGTTGTTGGTGAGTTAGTGTTTCTTCATATGTAAAGAAATATGTATAACCCTCCATAGGAATACCAAATCTTTTAGCTAGTATGTCATTTCTAGATGCTGGAGCCTTTTCAGCTCTTTCAACATCTAAATGATATACATCATAGGTTACGGTTCTTCCCAAATTTGGATTGGCTTTAATCCACATGGCTGGATCACTAACTTCTTCGATAGAGTCTAGTTTGTAATACCAAATAGAAACGTGTGGCGCTAAATACTCGCCTTTTAAAATATTAGACAATTCCATTTTAATTGTGTCGCCAGAACCATTTCTAACTGTTCCTTCAGAACTAATTGCTAGAATTAGGTAGTCATCTAACTTCGATGCTCCTTGTTCAATAGCGCCAACAACGTCTTCTCTAATGTCTCCAGATAACCATTCGTCAACAGTAGCAACTTTTGGTCTTAGACCCTGCAACTTGTTGATTGACATCGGTCGAATCTCAAGTATAGATCCAGTAAGAAAGTTTTCAATACCTTTTTTAGTAGAGGCTAATTTTACTCTGTGGGCTCTAGAGCCCGTAGTATTTTGAATCGATCCCTCTGTAAGAAACTTAAAAAGAGGACCTCTAGCTCTTGTGATCGCGGTTCTTAATGGTGACATTACTTCTTCAGCTTGTTTCATTGTTGGCGATGTTGTAATTTGATGAGTAGTAGAGGTGTCAACATTTAAAAAGTATGATTGTATACACGAAGCATACATTGACTTAGCCGCACCTCTAGCTACTATCAAATATTGTTTTGTTGTTAAACGTTTTTTAACAGTCTTTAAAACAAAACCACCTTTACCACTATTTGCTTTTGGGTCGTAAATATTTCTATCAACGAAGTAATACCATCCAAAAATTTGTTCAGCCCATACTTTAAAAGTATCTAATAGGTGAAGATCAGTACCATCAGTTAATGTTAACTCTTTTTCGCAATAGTCAATGAAGCCATTTACAGCTTCATCATCATAATACATATCTGGATTTTCTATTAAAGAATCAATTCTATTCATCTCCATTGAGATTTCTTTATTAACTAAAGTTTTTCCTGAAATAACTGAATCTCTAAATTCTCCATAATAAATAGGAGTTTTTGTATTTGATAGTACCAATTTTATCTCCTAAGACTTAGCTTTATCCATTGCGGCTTTAATCGCAAGACCCGTAGCAGCAGTAGCAACAGCACTAACAGCAACGGTTCCGGCTTGTCCGAGTAATTTACTAGCTGCTTTTTTACCTGTAGTAGACGGTCTAGTAGCTTTATTCAATTCTATGTATTTTTTCTCAGTTTCTAAACGCTTAACTCTACGTTGAAGTTCAGCATCAGATAATTTCGTTGGTGGCTTTTTATACGTTGTTCTTTTTGCTACTTTTTTAGATGCTTTACTTGAACTACGACCACCACTACGAGTACCCCAACGCATACCTTTTTTGCCGTAATGAGCTAAGTGATTTTCTAAACTTATAGATTGGCTGACTGAATCAGACCTTTTTTCAATTTCTTCATTGATTAAATTTTTCATATATTGTTCACCTCGACTTCCTACTGCTAGCCATTTGACTTGCGCGATAACTCCCGCAATTCTAAAATCATTGTAATGTCTTGCGTTCCATGCTTCTCTTAGCTTTAGAGCATCAATTTCAATCTGCGAATTTGGAACACCATTTCGTTTTGTTATTGGATACAGTTTTCGGTATTGATCATTACCTCTAATGTTTCCGCCGAGCTTCCAAATATCAGGATGCTCTGTGCGGATCATTTCAGCAAAGTCAGGATCAAACCGTTTCCACTTACTTGTCCTAAAGGATATGGTTTCTTCAGTAGCCATAACTAATCACAACAAACTTGTTTCGTATTCTTTTAACGTCATAATGCGCCACTCAAACTCTTCTGCTTGTTTTTGGTACGCTGACAATAAGAACGAAGTTGTCGGCGGGTCAAACAATACTCGAACCTTCACATAAATATAGCTCTTAACCATACCAAGCATTGGTAGCGACAAATTTAACTCACTCCAAGTGTCAGTAGCATCGACTACAGAAAATCCAGCATTAGGTAATACACCGATTTGTGTTAGTGTTCCTAACGCGGAGTTGATACATATCAAAATATCTTGATCAAACGGTGTGTATGTGGCATCTAGTCCTAGGCTTTTCTTTGTACTTTTTAAAATACTTGTTTCCATAGTTCGCTTCTACTTTGTTACTAGGCCGGGATAGATTGCTGCTAGTCTACAATATCCACCCTGTTCGATTTTAACTTTAACGATGTGACATTCTTTAGTTTCACTTTCGTAAAAATAACAATTGACACAAGCTACACCACGCTTCAAGTTTTCGTTTTGACTGGCCCTAACATAGCCGACCCAAATACCGTTCTCATCATAGTCTGATAATTTACCGTACTTGTCAGCTATGCTAGTTAAGGCATCAGCATACTCTTGCTCAGCTGGAGCAAGCTTCAAACCCCTAGCAGAGGCTTTTAGATTTTCAATTCCTGACATTACCATAGTTTTGTATCCTTTGCTGATCGTGGTGTAAACTTAATGTTTAATAAGCTAGCATCGCCGTAATGTATTGCGTTGTGTGTTCTATCTGTGACACAAATCAAATACTCCGGGTCAAATATCCAACTTTCTCCGTGAACAATGTCATCAGAAGTCATTGGATTCATGTGGTGAACAACTAAGCCATGATTAATCTCATAGCCGTACATTCCTAAGTCACATGAATTATCTCTAATTATAACAGTGCGTCG